CATATAGGTCATGTTGGGCTTAGACATGGCGATTAACTGCTCGCCCCGCCCCAACTCTGACCGGATGCCCTTCTTGGTCCACCACCGTTTGCGGTCTTGCCAGTAGCCCTGTCGAGCGTCAAGGATGCTGAAAGGCGGTGCGCCGTATCGCTCCTTTAGTGGGGTACGAATGATGTGTCGTTCAACATTACTCATACTATCTCCCACTCGATATACTGCAACCAATCTTGACCTTCAATCCATTCAAGTATTGATTGGTCCTCGAGTTCTTGTGGGTCTATTTCAAGAACCTCACGGACGCGGACTTCAACTTGTATGGTACTCATGATTTACACTCCTCGCACTCTTCCCAGCATCGTTCGCAACCGGTCGAATCGCCACAGTCACATGACCATTCCTCTTCATAGGAACTCATCCATTCACCACAACTCCAGCACTCATCCCAACTGTTATCTCGCTCACCATTGATATACACCCATCCCTCATGATTGGATGTTTCAAGAGTGGGTTCCATCTCGAATAGGATTCCAAGTCCAGCAGGGTCACCCATTGTCACCCTATCACAGCACTCGCGGGGGACTATCGCCAATAGACCGGCATCAACCCCACATTCACCACCACTAAACTTCCACACGCCGTCGCCTCCGGGGCTGTCCCAGCATTCGACGGTGTATGTTTCGCCATCAACCTCCCATTCGATATAGGCAGGGTTGTCTCCGTGATAACCCTCGTTAGCGAAAAGAAGGTCGCAGAACTCACCCCATCGCTTGTCGTCTATCACATAGCAGGGGTCGCCAACATAGAAGTTCCATGTGGGGGAGTGTTTGATATGCGCCATCCAATCACCTCTTCAAGACAGCAGCCTGAAACACCCAATCGTCGTTGTCGAATCGGGCAATCAATCTGATGCCTTGTCCCTCCGGTCTGAAATCTAAGAAGCACAGACTGACCAACCCGTCATAGTGTGCAAGGACTTGCTCTAATCCGCCCTCATACACAGACTCGAATGCTTCGTCATACGGGCATTCCTCGTTAAGGATGGTGTGTGTTTCACCCTTAAGGTCAGTCCCCACCCTGACGCTCAGGGTATTTGAACCGTCGTGGATGAATTGATACTGATTGAGTTTCTGCGAATTGATGTTGTCTGCCTTCAACGCCTCGTGAAGCAGGGATGACCCGGTATCAGCGCAGAAGAACGCTGTCCGCTCGGAACCATCACGCATTTTATACGAGGGTGCTGTTGCGTCAATCTGCTCCGCTAAGGACATTGACTTTTCCTCCCATTGGGCGATTGTCTCCTGTGTGTGAGGAAACGCAAGGCTACCGGGTTCTGCAACAAGGGTTGTCTGTTTCCCTTTGCTCTTGATTCTGAGGGAACCTCCGTCCTGTGTTAATGTCGCTTCGCCACCGTGCGCTGAAAGAACTCCCAGCAGACGCTCAATGTCGGGTACAACTATTGCATCCTCATGTTCCTCCCAATCACAGTCCATAGAGAACTGTGCAAGGCTGGTCTTACCGTCACGGACGAGGCTTGTTGTCTTAGCCGTGTGTCCGGTCGATGTTGAGCCTCCCCAAGGTCGAATCACGCAACCGATGACCTGTTGCTGTGGCTTCGCATTCACAAACTGTTTTCTCGATGTTACCTCAAGAAGTCTCTTGAGGTCTGCCGTCTTAACCTGCATACTACGCGCACCCCATTAGGGCTTATAAGCATTACGATTAACCAAGCCACTCGATTAGGGCTTCTTCATTCACGTCGGCCAATTTTCGGGCGAGGAACTCAACTTGGTACTCTAAATTGTGGATTCTCCGTTGAAGTAATGCAACCTCCGTTGCGTCAGCACAGTACTCGCACTTACAGTCGACCATCAGATTAACCCCATGTCCGGTAGTCCGTTCCATGTGACCTCGCCAGCCTTAATTCTCAGAACATCATGGGTCGTCCCAACAAAGTCGCTGCCCGTACCCTTCATTTCCTCGACGGTTCCGCGCACAACAAACTCATTAGCAGTGAGTTTTGGGTCAGCCTTGACGCCTGCGGCTTCATCTCCTTCTTTGGTGAATCGAGCCAAGAAAATCTGCTGGCTCATATTGCGCTGGGTTCCATCGACCCAATCGGGCTTTTCACCAATTTTCATGAGGACTTTCTTGCCTCCCCCATCGCTGAGATACTGCTTGTGGTCCTTCAAGTGGAATGTGAAGAACACTCGTCCGACCGGCAGGGCTTGGATTCGGTATAGGGTGTCGCGGAATGTCTGATTCCTCTCGCGCCACTCTTTCTGATTGAATGAGTCCCCTTCGTCATCAATGACACCCTTCTCCAATAGTGATTCGCGCATAGAAAACTCGCACCACTTGAGATAGGTTGAACCTCCATCGAATATGATGGCCGCAACATCCTCCTCAGACACTATCTGACCGGCAATAGTCACGAAGGCTTTGACCTTCTTCACCAAACCGGTCCATGATGTTGTCACACCATCCTCCTCGAAGATAGAATCGTCAGTTTCGTCGAAGAGTTTTAGTACGATTACATTAGGGTCGTCAGGACAAACATACCTGACCGTTGCTTCGGCTGATGAATCGAAGTCGAATAGGATGACCTTCTTACCCGCCTTAATCTCTTCGTCTGTTCGGGCCATGCTGAGGGCGAGTCCTGTCTTACAGGTGTTCTCCTTCCCAACAAGAGCCATTCTGACCGGCGTTGCTTCAAGTCTGCGTTCAACATTCTTGTCGAATTGCGCCCTGTAATGGTCAACATCATAGGATGGCTTCGCCGGAGCCTTAGCCTTCGTTTTGCCCTTAGCCCAACCTGCCTGCGCCATGCTCAGTCCTCCCATGATTCATCGTCAATCTCAACTGCGGCCACTCCATCCACACACCACCAACCATGACTCACGAAACGCATCTCGTCATCACGGCTCTTGTATGTCTGTCCCACTATGAGAACCTGCGAACCCAAGCCGAAAGTCAGAAGGTGCTCCTGCGAACCCGGAATCACCAAATCCTGACCGGGTGCGGTTGAAGTTATATCCAAGTCGCCCAGCGTCACGGTGTAGCCACCACGCTCGCGCGGGTCGATATGCACCACTTCACCAACAACTCCTATCCACTGGTCCCACCAATCCTTATCCCCATTGTGGTCGGCGTGGTATTGCTCCAATGCACCGAATGAAGGCAGAAGCCCTCCGTCAGGGTAAAGTCCCCCCAACATCTCGGTGACTATCCCTTCGGGGCCATCGTCTCCAACGGCAAAGGGAGGGGCATCGAATATTCCAGCCACTTCCTCGTTAGGCAGTAAATCACTCAACTCCTTCGCGTATGCAACCGTCCCATCCCGTCCGGGTCGAAGTCCGATTGTGCCGGGGAGGAAGGTTGGGTATTGGGTATCGGCAGTTTTGCCTGATGACCTCACAGTTATCAGGGCTGGCTCACCTGTGCTACCAACCTTACGGCCTAAGAAGTACGATGTTCGCTCCTTCTCCGAAGCAGGGCGTGGTGCTCCATACTTGAAGTTAGCGTCGCCTGATGGGAACGAAGGTGTCGTGTTGTTCCAAATCAGGTAGAATGCATCACCGTTAGGTAGTTCGTGTATGATTTTGGGTAGTTCAGAAACCGTAGCCTCGTCAATTCCCTCAACCATCACATTGCGGTTCAGAAGGCTCGAATTAGCGTGTCGGACATAGCCCGCACCGTTAGCCTCGAAATACACCAGCGCTCCTGTTCTAATCTGCGCCTGTGTAGCAGGGTCGCTTACATTGCCCCGTGCTGTCAATTCCCGCTCGTTCTTACGGTATGCTATCTGAGCCCAGTCCTTGTACGGCGGGACACGGATGAACATTCCCTCGAACTGTTCAAGTCCTGACTTCTTGAGGCGCTCACCAATCATTTTCAATTGACGGCCTGCAACTCGGGCGGACAGGATTTGACAAGTCACCTCATCCTTACCTGCCGAGGCCCATGCTGGGCCATTTTCGGCCAACACCTCGTCCATTTTCGTTCTTAATCTATCCTCGCCAACACCTAAGTTGGTGGCAAGGTCGCTTA